AAGGAGGATTCGCTGTGAACATTACAGAGGAAATTTTAAAAGAACGCCGGAAAAGAGACCATATTTCTCAATCCGGCGTTAAATACCGTTCTGGACGTTATCCTTATGGCAGCGGCGATAATCCTTTTCAGCACGACCCACGCGCATTACTAACCAGAGCCAGAGCTTTACAAGATGAAGGTTTGTCAGATGATGAAATCGCGGCAAAGCTCGGGTTTAAAGATAAAAACGGAAATTATTCGACTGGTTTTTATAGGAGCGCTCTTTCGAATGCGTATACTCAGAACCCTTCAGAGTTGTTAGGACAAGTAAATACTTATAAACAGCAAGGACTTAGTGAAAAACAGATAGCAGAGAAGATGGGGCTTACCTATTCAAACGGGGAAGCCTCTTCTACTTTGTATAGGAGGGCTGTTCGATACGCGAGTCATAAAGAGCGTCAAGCCTTAGCCACTCAGGCCGAAAAACTTCGAGCCGAAGGTAAGAGTTTAAACGAGATTGCTAAAGAGATGGGGTTCGCGAATGACTCGTCAGTACGAACTCTTCTTAACCAAAATACTAAATCGAATAAAGAGAAAGCTTTTAATATAGCTGAGCAGCTTAAAGAAGAGGTTGACCGGAAAGGAGCAATCGATGTCGGCGATAAGTCAGAGCTTTCGATTGGATGCAGTAAAGGAACACTTGAAGAAGCTCTTTGGATATTACAGACTGAGAATCCAGATTATGTTATCGAAGGTATAGGTGTACCTATAACTAACAACAAAGGCAAAAAGATAAATGTCGAGGTTTTGCATAAACCCGAAATAACGAGCCAACAACTTTATGACGATAGAAGTTTGATACAGCCTCTTGGTGATTTTCATACAACAGACGGCGGAAACACAATTGACAAGTTGCAGTACCCTAGCAGTATAGATTCCAGCCGAGTTATGATTAATTATGGCGACCAAGGTGGAGCTAGCAAAGACGGCGTTATTGAGATAAGACCTGGTGTAGCAGATTTGAGTTTGGGTAATTCGCACTATGCGCAGGTGCGAATTATGGTCAATAATAGCCATTATTTAAAGGGTATGGCTATGTATGCGGATGATTTGCCGGATGGAGTGGATGTCCGATTCAATACTAATAAAAAATCTGGTACTCCGATGTGCGGCGACAAAGATAATACTGTCTTGAAACCAATAAAGAGTAATGAGTACGACCCTAATAATCCATTTGGAGCTGCTATAAAGGCTAACGGGCAAAGCTGGTATGAAGACCCTGTTACCGGAGAGAAAAAACTTAGCGCTGTGAATAAGCTGAAAGAAGAAGGCGATTGGAACGACCAGCAAGATACGCTTTCTTCTCAGTTTCTAAGCAGCCTATGAAGCTTATAAATAATCAGCTTAATGTGACTTATACAAGTTACGAGGACCAGCTTGCCGAAATAGAAAAACTCGAAAATCCTACTGTTAGAAAACAGGAATTATTGGATTTTGCGGGTAAATGCGATTCAGCATCCGTTCATCTTAAAGCTGCTGCTCTGCCAAGGCAGAAGTGGCAGGTTATATTACCGGCGGATGAGCTTAAGAACGAAGAGGATGACGGAGTAAACGAAATATATGCACAGAATTTTAGAAATGGTGAAAAAGTTGCATTAGTTCGTTATCCTCATGCTGGTTTATTTGAAATACCAATATGCACAGTTAATAATAACAATGAAGTAGCCAAGAAACGATTTGGACAGGCGCAAGACGCTGTAGGTATAAACTCAAAGGTTGCCGAAAGACTTTCTGGTGCTGACTTCGATGGTGACACAGTACTTGTTATACCCATAAGCGATTCCGTTGCTATACAGAATCGTAAAATCTTACCTCAGTTAAAGAATGCAGACGGCACGATGTTCGATGCAAAGACAGCGTATCCGAAACACGATGGCATGAAGGTTATGAAAGAAGACCAGAAGCAAAAGCAGATGGGCATAGTATCTAACCTTATAACTGACATGACGCTTAGAAATGCTCCGGACGATGAACTTGCTTGCGCCGTTAAACATAGCATGGTTGTTATAGATGCTGTTAAACACGAACTTGACTATCAGCAAAGCGAAAAAGATAATCATATAGCAGAACTTAAGGCTCGCTGGCAGGAACACTATGACGTTGTAGATGGTGAGGTTAAGACTAGCGGCGCTTCAACCCTTCTGAGCCGTCGTAAGCAAGAGGTTGCTGTCGACGAGAGGAAAGGCGCTGCTAAGATTGACCCAGATACTGGCGAAGTAAGCTATAATACCAGCGGCAGAACTTACAAAACTGATGGAAAGGGCCATCCGGTATTTAAACAGAAAGACGGTACGTGGATACGTAAAAATAAGAAGACTGGCGAAGTTACCGTCGTGCCAGAAGAGCAAGTCGTTGATACAAAAGCTACTACAAAAATACCAATCGTCGAATATGTCGGCGATGCACGTAAACTTTCTAGTGGCACTCCTCAAGAAAACGCTTATGCTGATTACGCAAATAAAATGCGAGCTTTGGCTAATAAAGCAAGAAAAGAATACATCAATACTGAAGACGCCAAACGCGACCCTGAGGCCACTAAAATGTATTCAGCAGAAGTAAAAAGTTTGAATGATAAGTTACAAAAAGCTGCGGCCAATGCACCAAAAGAAAGAAGAGCTCAGGCTATAGTAGCAGCTCAGCTCAAGAAAGCTGCTGAAGCAGACCCAAAACTTGACGATGAACATAAGAAAAAGTTAGGAGCAAGACTTATCAACGAGGCCCGTTCACAGGTTGGCGCCAACAGTAAAGGCGTTAAAAACTTTGATATTACTGACAAAGAGTGGGAAGCAATACAGGCGCATGCAATATCTAGTACTAATTTGAGACAGATATTGCGGTATGCAGATGGTGCAAAAGTTAAACAATTAGCAATGCCGAGGGTGAATAAGTTGTCAGATGCGAAAATTGCGCATATTAAAGCATTAAGAAGAGCCGGATTTACGGCTGCTGATATTGCTGAACAGACTGGTGTTTCGACCTCGACTATCTATAAAATATCGGCGTAAGGCGCAAAATAGAGGTGAGTGATTAGTGACTGCATATATTACAACTGTGGACAATCCTTATAGTCCGGCCACTCAGTTTGAAGAGTGGTTGAACGAAGATATGCGCAGAGGCTACAACTCATGCGCTTATCTTGACCGAATAGCTAAAACTAACGATAATATGAGTAGGGAAGAGTATAGAGCAGAAATTAATAGGGCTATCGACGAGATAGTGATGTATAACCCTGAACTTTATCGTAAGGTTATAGCTTAAGAAAAAGTATGCTAAAAGACAATAGATGTGCAGTATAAGTAGGGATAAAGTCTTTACAAGTGCTGCACATCTATTAATTTTTGTCTTAAAACCGGCGTTAGTTACGAGCGGTTTAAGTTAAAAGGCTGGCCATCGGAGTTCTTTTCTCCTTTACCGAAATGCATTATTTAACTTAGACCGTTTATAACTAATGCCGGTTTTATTTTTTATATTCTCTTTTACGGCACGCAGGTGGACAATACGGTTTCCTCCTGAAAACTCTAGGCTTGTTTACTTCTCCTTTCAAATTTGCGGTTTTTGTTAGGCATGATTTTACCTCCACTATATGACAGATTTTCGAAAGTCGCTGCGTGTCGTAAAAGAGAATATAAATTAAAAAGGAGAATAGGAGCTATGTGGTATGGCGAAAAAAGGAAAGCTGTTAAAAGAACTACCGGATAGCGTACCGGCTTCTACAGCTAATGCCAGAATAACCCAGCTTATAAATAAATCATATGATGCTGTGGAAAAAAGAATAGACGAGGGAACGGCCACTGCACAAGAACTCGTATATTTTTTAAAGCTTGGAAGTCAACGCGAACAAAAAGAAATGATGATTCTTGAGTCGCAAGCAAAACTGTACAATGCTAAAACAGAAGCTTTGGCAAGTTCTAAGCATACGGAAGAGCTGTATAATAAAGCCATTGAGGCGATGCGAAGTTATAGCGGTTTTGGCGGAATGAATGATGAAACGGACATATACTGAGCTTATAAGATATTCTAGCTGGGAAGAAAGATTTAACTATTTGAAGTTGCACGGGTCAGTTGCTGGAGAAACATTCGGTGCTAACCGATATTTGAACCAAAAATTTTATCATTCAAAAGAATGGCAAAATGTAAGGCGAACAATAATACTCCGAGACAATGGCTGTGACTTGGGTTTTCCGGGTTGTGAAATACAGGGCAAAGTTTATATTCATCACATAAATCCGATTTGTTATGAAGATTTGGCGGCTCTTAATAGTTCTGTATTCGACCCGGAAAACCTTATTTGTGTAAGTTATGAAACGCATAACGCCATACATTATGGCGGAGATGAATATCTTCGTTTAAGGGCGGTTTGTGAGCGAAGCCCAGATGACACTTGCCCCTGGAGGAAACACGAATGAATAAGAGTATATTACAGACTATAAAAAAGATGCTTGGAATAGCTGACGATGAAACTGCTTTCGATGTGGACATTATAAATTATATAAATTTAGTTATGTTGACATTAAAGCAATTAGGCATCGGACCGGACACCGGATTCATAGTTAGCGATAAGAATGACTACTGGAGCGATTTTATAGATGACGAAAGCATTCTTGGCAGTGTTCAGACATATATTTATGCAAAAGTTAAATTAATATTTGACCCTCCGAGCAGTTCAACTATGGCTGAGGCTCTTAAAAGTTTAATTTCCGAAACTGAATGGCGTCTAAATATTGAAAAAGACCCTTGGGAGGATATAAATGAGAGCACTTGATTTTAATGTAGCCACTCAAAAACTTGAAAAAGATAAAAGATGCGATTTTAGCGGAATAGTTCCGGGGACTAGTAAATATTTAGAGGCTAGATTTAATTTTGACAAAGAATGGTCCGATTTAACCAAAGTGGCAGTTTTTACAGAAAGAAAAAACGAAGCCGCTGTACGTATAGAAAAAGGAAAGTGTATGATACCGGATTCGGTGCTTACTAGAGAGAGTTTTAAATTATATGTGGCTGGGAAAAATAATACCACCGGTTTGAAGATATGCACTAACGAAATTACTATTGAACAGGACGGAGCAAAATAATAAGTCAGCAAAAAGATATAGTAGGTAAAATTGCTTTTTGCGAAAATTCTGTTTTTGGAGGTTTGGCAATATGCCTACAGTAGATGAATTGCTGAGTACGACGGCTGCTACTGCCGAAGATACAAACGAAGTGTTTACGAAAGTTGATGGTTATGCTACTAGTTCGTTTATAGACGACTACGGTCCAGTCAATATAATAAACCGAAAAATAGATGATTTTAATAACCAAATTCTCGTTGAAGGCGATATAAGCAGTCAATATATTCTGTTCGAGACAGAACGTTATCAGGACGGTATTGATTTAACCACTAAAAAATTACGTATACACTGGGAACGTCCTCTAGGAGAAGACGAAGAGGAAGGCACAATAGTAGGTGATAACAACGCCGCGTTAAATGTTGTCGCCAGCGATACGCATATTCGTTTTGGATGGTTGATACCAGGCGCGGCTGCTGTATACGATGGCGTACTTAAAGTGATGCCCTACGCTTATTCAACAGATGGCAGCAGCTTTAATTATATACTTAAAGAATTATACTGCGAATTCACCATACATGTCGGCCTTGCTATTGACGGTGGTATTGCAGAGCCTCCGACCGGTTGGTATGAAAGTTTTGTAGTAGAAATGGATTTAAAAGTTGACGCTGCTAAAAATAGTGCCAACAAAGCTGCGACCAGCGAAAAAAATGCTAAAGCATATGAAAAAAGTGCTGCGGATAGTAAGAAGGCCGCAGCCATAAGCGAACAAAACGCGGCCAATAGTGCAAAAGCTTCGGCTAACTCTGCTACGGTGGCTTCTAATAAAGCTCAAGCAGCCGCTAATAGCGAAAAGAACGCTAAGACTAGCGAAGAGAACGCTAAGACTAGTGAAAAGAATGCCAAGGCTAGTGAAGAGGCGGCTAATAAGAGTGCCGAAAAAGCTCGCAAAGATGCAGAGGCTATGGACGACCGACTTGTGATAGTATCGACCGGTGTATACGTAGCTACTATGACGATTCCATTAAGCGGTTGGGCCAAGAACGCTAATTCTGGTGGGAACGAGGACCTTGCGTATCAAAATGAACTTGAGATTAATGGGGTAACGGAAAAATTCTACCCAATAGTGAGTTTGGATGAAGATTCTCAGGAGATAGCAAAGGAAGCTCAAATGAGCACATTAAGCCAAACTGATTGGGGAGTTGTAAGAGTATTTTCGCGAAGTGTTCCATCTGCCGACATGAATGCGGATATCGCTTTGCTGTACGCTAATCCGAGTAGTACCGGTGAACTGTACGAGATACCGCCTGCTACTACCGAAACACTAGGTGTTGTTAAGATAGGCGAAAATGTGAGCGTAGAAGCGGACGGCACTATAAGTGTGGATAAGACGCTTGACGCGGAAACGCAGGCTATGCTAGACGATTTATTTAATAAAGTGAATGGTTCGACAGATACTGAGTCCGATAACACAACAAGCAACGATACTGAGCAGGGAGGTACGACTGGCGAATGAGCTATGATGTACAAAAAACAAGTAGACTGCGTGATGTACAGCTGCTTGGACAAACTATAAAACTTAAAATTAATAGTCTCGATGAGAAGGTAGCGAGTCTTGAAGACGTAGGCAGTCAAGCTAACGTTATTGAGAGCGTTAAGGTAAATGGCGAAATACTGGCTATAGATGAAAACAAGGCTGTTAATGTTGTTGTGCCTACTAAGACCAGCGACATTACTAACGACAGTACTTATCAGACTGCCGAAGAAGTAACGGCTACAGTAGAGGCTGCGATATCTAAATCGGGCCATGCAAGTTTTGTAAAAGTTGATAGCGTTCCAGCAGTAGAAGACGCAGTAGATAATATCTTGTATCTCGTGATGAACGACGAAACTGGCCATTACGATATATATGCCAAAGTTGGCGATGAAGTCGTGTTAATTGACGATACAACAGTCGATTTAAGCGATTATGTCACTAAAGAAACTGGAAAAGGTCTAAGTACAAATGACTATACCACTGCCGAGAAAGAAAAATTAAGTCAGATATCGGAAGGTTCTACAAAAACTGCGGCTTCTGCAACAAACGGCAATATTATTATAGATGGAACTGAAACCAAAGTTTATGAGCATCCGGCTCATACTGCTCATGCTTCTGGTTTGTGGAAAGTTACCGTCGATGCGCTGGGGCATGTTAGTGATGTAGCGAGTGTTACTACGGACGATATAACTCCGCTTATACCCTACACCACGGACGATGAAACAAGCGAAATGATTAGTGAAATATTTGGCTAAAGTGAGATAATACTATGAGCTATAATTTGACGGATACCGCGAGACTTAGCGATATACAATTACTTGGTAAGGCGGTAAAGGCGGCTGGGGTAGGAGGAACTGGCGAATGAGCTATGATGTACAAAAAACAAGTAGACTGCGTGATGTACAGCTGCTTGGACAAACTATAAAACTTAAAATTAATAGTCTCGATGAGAAGGTAGCGAGTCTTGAAGACGTAGGCAG